ACATCTAACTCAACTGCTGGCGGTATTGGAGCGGGTGGAACCGGCTTTACTAATTATGCAATTTTAGACGCTATGGGAGCTGCTACAGCAACAGGCGTTTTATCTTCATCTCACTACTACTATGCAGGTGGTGGTGGAGGTAATGGCCAAGGCGGTAACGTTAGTGGTGGTCTTGGTGGTGGTGGTGGAACTGCTACTGCTGGAACTCCTAATACTGGTGGCGGTGGTGGTGGCGATCAAGGTAATGGTGGATCAGGAATTATCATAGTTAGGTATAAGGCATAGTTATGGCGATTACATTTCCTTCTAGTCCAACTACTGGTCAAACATATACAGTAGGCGGAAGCATCTATACCTATAACGGCTATGCCTGGGTTATTTATTCCCAAGCTAGTCAAGCTAGCCAACTTCGTTGGAGGCATACAGCTACCGGTGGAGAAACTACTCTTTCAGGCTCTGATGATAACGGCAATACTCTTTCCTATACTATAGGCCAAGAAATGGTTTACGTTAACGGAGTTCTACTAGAAAGAACCGGAGACTACACAGCTACTAGTGGAACAAGTGTTGTTCTTAGTAATGCTCTTGTAGCCGGGGATATCTTTGAATGTATTTCCTATGTGAACTTTAATTTAACTACTGCAGTTAACCAAACTCAATTTACAGCTACCGGAGATATTCTGGTAGGTAATGGTGCTTCATCTGAAACTGCTTTGCACGTAGGCTCTAATGCTACAGTTCTTACAGCAGACTCTACTCAGACATTAGGTGTTAAGTGGGCTGCTCCAGTAGACACAACTAAAGTACCTCTTTCAACCGTAACCGCTAAAGGCGACCTAATTACAGCAACGGCTTCATCCACACCTACAAATCTTACTGTAGGTTCTAATGATCAAGTTCTAGTTGCTGACTCAACTCAGACAACTGGTATGGCTTGGAAGTCCTACGGCGCACAGGTTGTTGCTGGTAAAAATAAGATTATCAATGGCAATATGGATATTTGGCAAAGAGGTACAAGCTTCAACGATGGCGGGTATAACGCTGATAGATGGCAAACTTATGCCACTCAATCTGGAAAAATAAGCACTACACAAACTACATCTGTACCTACTGGCTTTAACTATGCGACACTAATTACCTCAAACACTGCTTATACTTGTTCCTCATCAGATTATTTTATGCAAACTCAGCGTATTGAGGGATATAATATTGCATCTTTTGGTTTTGGAACATCTTCTGCTTCAAACCTTGTTTTATCATTTTGGGTTAAATCTTCTTTAACTGGAACTTTTGGCGGCGCAATGCATAATAACGCCTTTAATAGAACCTACGTGTTTAGTTATTCAATTACTTCTGCAAATACTTGGCAAAAAATCTCCATTCCTTTTACTGCTGATACAACGGGTACTTGGGTCACAACAAACGCTGTAGGGTTAGAGATTGGTTTTAGTTTAGGTGCAGGTTCATCTGGGCTTACCTCAACTGGATGGCAAAGCGGCTCTTACTGGGGTGTCACTGGTCAAACAAACTTAGTTGCAACATCTGGTGCAACTTGGGCAGTAACAGGCGTTCAGCTAGAAGCAGGTTCGGTAGCTACGCCGTTTGCTACTGCTACGGGAAACATCGCAAGCGAGATAGCTGCTTGCCAGCGCTACTACTACCGAATCACTACATCTAACACTGGCTCATACCTAGCGCCTCAAGGCATAGCTATAAACACAACGCTTATTCCCTTTGTGGTTATCTTCCCAACGGCTATGAGAGCAACGCCAAACTCTGATATACCTAGCACTTCGTACTTCTCTCTTGACCAGTATGGCGTAGGTACTGGAGGAAAAACCATCTCCTCGATTAGCTATAGCAATACCTCTAACTTCTCTACAGTAGTTGTAGTACAAGGCACGGGCTATACATCGGGTCAAGCATACGGTCTTGAACTTAATTCTTCATCAGGCTACCTTGGATTTAGTGCGGAGCTATAATGATTACTTATTATCTAGAAGGAGCTAACTAATGTCACGCTCATATAATCGTTCTGCAGGAATACCTAATAGCGGTGCTACTTCTGCATACCCATCTAATCCTTCAACAGGTCAGTTGTTCTATGACACAACATTGGGCGCTCTTGTGGTGTACAACGGAACCTCATGGGCACCTTTGGCAATAGCAACTCCCAATGTATCGGGCGGCACTTTAACTTCAGATTCAACATATTATTACCGAACATTTACTAGCTCAGGAACCTTAAGCATAGGTGGAGTAACATCCTTAACTGCTGATGTACTAGTTGTATCAGGTGGCGGTGGTGGTGGTTCAGGACATGCTGGAGGAGGAGGAGCTGGCGGTGTTTTGTACACTCCTTCCGTATCTCTATCTGCATCAGGAACTAACTACACAGTAACTGTTGGTGCTGGTGGGGCAGGTGGACCGGGATTCACCAATACTGCAAAAGGAACTTCAGGTAATAACGGAAGTATTATTGGTGGCAACATTTCGTATTCTTCAACTGGTGGTGGTGGTGGTGGTTCCTATACAGGAGGTGGTCTCACTGGTCCAGGATTAAATGGAGGCTCTGGTGGTGGTGGCGGAGGAGCTGGCGGGGGCACATCTTCATCAGCGCCGGGTGGTTCAGGTATTTCTGGTCAAGGCTACGCTGGTGGAGCATCTACATTTAACGGCACTGCTGGAAACGGTGGTGGTGGTGGTGGAGCTGGTGGTGCTGGAGCAACTGCTACAGGAAGTGGAAGTTCAGGAAGTGGAGCCTCTGGTGCTGGTGGTGCAGGAACAAATGCCTATTCCTCTTGGATGACTGCTACAAGCATGGGTGTATCTGGATACTTTGCAGGTGGTGGTGGTGGAGGTTCTTGGAACGCAGGTCAAGCTAGCGGCGGTTCCGGTGGTGGTGGTCAAAGTGGCTATACAAATGGAACATCTGGTGCGGCACAAGCTGGTAGCGCTGCAACCGTGAACACGGGCTCTGGTGGCGGAGGTGGTCCCGACTACTCACCTGGTGGTGGGTCTGGAGCATCTGGTTTTGTAATCATTCGCTATACACGAGCACAGGTGGGCGGTTAACCAAGGTTAGTAGATTAGTTTCTGCTAAACTTCTTCAATATAACTTTTAGGGCACATAACTAAGGAGTATCTGTGGCAGCAACCTTTCCCTTAAGTCCCCGAGCTTTCGTAGCTCAGGTTGACCTTGTAAGTACCGTTATTGCAGATAACGTAAACTCTCTTCAGCAGGAAGTAGCGGCCATTGAGGCGACTTTTGGAACTGCTGCTACCAATCAGAACCCGCTAGTCTCTACATGGTCTGGAAGCTTCACTACAAGCCTTGTATGGGGCACTGTAGCTGATCGCCTAAACAACATTGAATACGGCCTAGTAAACGGCGTAACTAATGCGCCTTATGTTTTAACTACTGGCGGAAGCACAGTTACAACTTCTAGCAATAAGGGCTTGGTTCTAAAGACAGGTTCTGGAACAAGTAACCTTCTTGAGACCTACAGTTCTTCTTCAGCTCTTGGCTTTAACCTTGACTCTTCAGGTAACCCTAACGTAGGAGCTAATCCAGTTCTATATGTTAATAGCGGGGCTTACAATACTTTGGTAGCCGCTACAACTACTGTGTCTAACTCAGATGCTTTGAAGCTTCCACTTGCAGCTTTTACCGCTGTGGGCGATCTTCTAATCGGTACAGGCTCATCTACTTATAGTCACCTTTCTATTGGAACTGCAGGTCAAGCTCTAGTAAGTAATGGCACAACTGCTACATGGACAACCCCAACAGATACAACTAAGATTCCTTTATCTACAGTTACAACTGCTGGAGATTTAATTTTGGGAACTGGAAGTGCTTCAGTATCCCGCCTAGGTATTGGAACCTCTGGTCAAGTATTGACCAGCAATGGAACAACCGCTTCATGGCAAACCCCAACTACTTATCTTGCTACATCTAATGCTTCAGTAAGTGCGGCTTCAACATCTTTGGGTGTTGTTCGTAATACTTGGATTTCTACTACTGCCCCTACCTCTGGTCAAGGAAATACCGGGGATATCTGGATTGTGTATTCATAATGCCAGGAAAAGTAAACTTAAACAGCGGGCAAGGTACTACTGTAGGTATCTTTGTTAAAGTAAATAATGCGTGGCACGGTGCTACTTCTGCGTTTGTTAATGTAGGCGGTACATGGAAACAATGGTTTAAAGCTGCCGTAGTTGATTCATTTAACAGAACAACTTCAGGAAGTCTAGGAGCTGCTGATAGCGGACAAACCTGGAATGCTGTAAAAGGCATTTGGTTTGCTAATGGAACTCAAGCTCAATCTAGTGATGCTGCCACTAACTACTCTATAGCCACTATTGACACTGGCAGTGCTAATAACGTTCAGACCATAGGTACTGTAAGTAATGGTGTAGGCGCAGCTCAATGGGTAGCTGATAGCGGAGATTGGTACGGTGTAGTGACTGGCCAAGAAATCGTCAATACCTTAGTATCTTATAGTTGTGGATGTGGAACATGCAGCCGATGTGTTAGCGGAGGATATGTAAGTGTGCCAAATACCACATGTAGTGGTGGAGGAACATCTTACTATACCTGTCAAACAGGAACTTATTGCACAGGCAGCTATCAACCTCAAACAGTATGTACTGGTGGAGGAACAGACATAGTATGTACTACCCAATCTGTATACGTTCAAAATTGTGTTCCACAATATGGCGTATGCTCAACTACAACACCTCCTACATGCACAACTACATATACTCAGGTATACCAATGTAACTCAACCCAATCATATAGCTGTGGATGCTCTACATGCACAAGTGGAAGCCTTAGCTATCCACCGTATCTATATGTTTTACAGTCTATTGCTGGAACTGTGACCCAAGTATTTAGGCAGGCTATCTCAGCCGTTGCTGCTAGTTTAAAGGTAGCCACATCTGGAGGTAATAGCATGACTATTACCACTTACTCAGATTCTTTGATTACTCCTACAGATAGCCCAATGACCTACACAGCCTCCAGTACCCAAACTGCCACACAGTTTGGTATACTTCTTGCTCCTTCTCAGTACAATCAGGGAAATACCCTAGATAATTACCAGTCTCAGAATAACTAGCCAAAAGGAATAAAATGAGCGATCTACCTACAGTACCTCCAGTAACACCGCTTGCTAACCAAGCTGTCGCTACTCAACCATATTATGTAGCTATTCTCTTGAACGATACAGTTCAACAAACAATGAATGTTGATGGGCAGCTTGCCGCTCTTCTACTATCTAATCCAACTTTTGTACAATGTGATAAAACCATTACTGCAGGTATGGTATATAACCAGAACAGCGGTTCTTGGGTTAGCCCAACAGCTTAAGGATAACTATGGCGGACCCATTTGATCGTCCTGCCAGACCTTGGGATATCTTTAATAAGAATCTCGAAAAGGTGGGGGCAGAGATTTACGCTGAGCGCATGAATACATGCCTTGGTTGTGAGCATTTAATTAAGCTTACACACCAGTGCAAGAAATGCGGATGCATGATGAATGTGAAAACTAAATTACCTAACGCCTCTTGCCCTATAGGCAAGTGGGGTCAGTTTGATACTTCAGTAATAAGTTTCACAGAAGAACAGTAAGGATAAACCATGCGTGGGGAAAACAGACAAGGTAGGTTCGACATTCAGTTCGAACGTTCCTCTTTTGTATCCGGTACTACTACAGAACTAGTGGATACCGTGGGTACTTCTGTGGCTTGGTGGTTATTTGACCAGACCAATACTGTTGTGGATCCTATTTATGATACAGGTGCCAGCACCGGTACCGGTCGTATGTGGAAGACCCCATTAACTATACCTGTAATAAACGCTCACGTAGAGCGTGGTGTTACGGCTCAAAATGATCGTGGATTCTACAACACTAACCAGCTTATTATTACTATTAACGTTGATATCGTTGAAGATAACCTCAATTTCTATGGTGCCAATGCTAATAACATCCCTGAGCTTTCTCAGCTTGAAACCAATCCTGTAGAGTATATGCGTGACCGCATTGTCTTTAGAGATGAGGTTTTTACCCCAATTCAGGTACAACCTCAAGGTATCATTGGGGACAAGTACACATTGCTTCAAGTAACCTGTAACCAGGTAAACGCAGAAGAAATGGTAAATGACTCGCAGTTCCAGCACTACGCAAACTTCTCTGCGTTTGACCCAACTACATACTAAGGAAAACTATGGCCCTATCACATGGCATTATTGCCCTAAATAGTTCAACAGCGGTAGCTCTTAATACTGATACCGTTATTACAGATCCAGTAACTGGAGATAACCACCCTACTTGGACAGAGGCTACAGTATCTGTTCAAAATCTAGACAGCGCTGCAACTGTCTATATTGGTGCAGCTGGTGTTACTTCATCATCTTATGGAATTTCTTTGTCCCCTGGGGCACAGACTGTAGTAGATAATCTAGGACCAAACATGGTTCTTTATGCTATTTCTACTGCTTCATCTAACGTAGCAGTATTGACGGTGGCTTCATGAGCGTAAAACTATATACCCCTGCAGTTCTTTATTGCGGTTCCTTCTACGATACTACTACGCAGACTAATGCTAGTGGTACTTCAGCTAACCTTGTTAGTATTGGTAACACTACTGTATCTAAGAATGTGTCAGTTGTAAGCGGCTCTAAGGTAACCTTTGCTACTTCTGGCGACTATCTAATTAACTTCCTTGGTCAGTTTGTAACTACAGGTGCAGGAAGTAACTATGCTATCACGCTGTGGGCAGCCAAGAACGGTAGCAATATTGCTGACTCATCTTTTACATATACAACATCCGGTGTAAATGGTCAGGTACTTGGAAACCTAGAAATGGTTCTAAATGTTAACTCTGGTGACTATGTTCAGTTCTACTGGTCTTCTCAGAATACCTATGCTGAGTTAGTTTCTACAGCTGCAGGCACAAGTCCTACACGTCCAGTATCTCCAAGTGTAAACGTAACAATCTTTAACGTAGGTTAATAATGCCTTTCAAGTCTCAATCTCAGCGCAAATGGATGTATGCTAATGATCCTAAGATGGCTGAGAAGTGGGAAGAACATACCCCTAAGGGCAAGAAATTGCCTAAGAAAGTGAAGAAGAAAAATGGCAAAAAAGACAAGTAAGAAACACCCAGGATTCGAGAAGGCGTCAGCTTCTATTGCTAAGAAGGAAGGCGTCTCCCAAGAGTCAGCCGATAAGATCCTAGCAGCTTCTTCTCGTGGAGCTTCTAAGAAAGCTCATAAAAAGAACCCAAAGCTAAATAAAGTGAAAGGCAAGTAATATGTGCGCTACATGTGCAAAGCATAAGAAGGCAGACAAGAAGCAAGACGATAAAGTAAAAAAGGGTATGACCCCAGCTCAAAAGAAGAAGTTTGATAAAGAAGACGCTAAGATGGACAAGAAAAACCCATCTAAGTCTGAAGATGCCAAGAAGGATAAAGCTTTGGCAGATAAGATTAAGAAGAATAAAAAGAAGTAATATTTAGGCCCCTGCAAAGGGGCCTTTTGCTTTATTATTACCTATGACGCCGGAGAACTCCGGAACCCTGCTGCTTTACCCCTGCACCTTCAGATGGAGGATATATGATTTACCTAGCTCAAAAACTCGCAGCTCAGGAAACTGACGCTGATCGCATTGAGTTTATTCGTGGAGCAGCAAACCTTAATGCTAAGTCCGCTGAAAAGAAAATTGTTTTCGGCGCAATTACAGGTCTTCTGCTAGCGAAAGTACTCAATAATCGTGGCTAGTCTAAAATCAGTATTCAGCAAATCTATTAGAAAAGCAGAGCAAGCAGCTACTGCAGGCTATACAGCTAAGCTTCGTTCCCATGTTAAAGACTATGGTTGGCCTGACCATTTAGTTAATGCTATTTCTATATCACATGATGGATCTAATCATAAGATCACATATCCTAAGCATTTAGAAAATCAAATTCTTACTCTTGAGTATGGTACACAAGATACTCCTGCCTCCCCAGCTTTTCGTACATTTATGATGGGAGGTAACTAATGCCTTTTATTCTTAATGAAGAAGCAGCATTAAAGTCCTTGCTTTCTGGTATGACTGTGTCTGATACTGGAAACTCAGCTAGACCTGTTGGGGTGTTCTATGGACAGCCTGATAAAGAAATCCGTCAGCAGGCCTATCCCTATATTACTATTGATCTTGTTGGAATTTCAGAAGAAGTTGATCGTGCCCATCGTGGTATGGTCCAGATTCCTGAGCAAACTTTTTACACCCCTGAAGGGGTTACTGGAGAACAGCAAACTAGTTATCCTATTCCTGTTCAGCTTATCTACCAAGTATCAACATGGGCACGCCAGCCACGCCATGATCGTCAGATTATCGCACAATTGTTTTCACCTGGTATGCTACCACTTAGATTTGGGCAACTTCAAATACCTCAAGATGGAACAAACCGCCGTCTAGATATGTTGGGGTTCTCAAAAAGAGATACTACTGAAGGTGAAAAACGCCTATTCAGTAATGTCTATAGTATTCGTATTAGTGCAGAACTCTTCCCAGATGTTCTGTATCAACTATACGAAGTTACACAAACGCCTAATATCTCGTTCTCATATCAAACAGTTGACTTCACAACTTCGTAACTATTTGGACAACCTAAGATAACCAACCTAACCTTAAGGAGTAAACCTCAATGGCAACATACAGTCGCCCAGGAGTCTTTATCCAGGAAGTCGCACTTCCTCAATCAGTTGCACCTGGTAACACCAGCACTGCTATTGCTGCATTCGTTGGAGCTTTGCCTATGGGGTCAACTACAGCGCCCGTACGTGTAAATAGCTCACAAGAATTCTACAATACATTTGGTGCAATTCAAGACGCCTACCCAACAACATGGGCTGCATACAATTTCTTCTCTAACGGTGGACGTGCACTTTACGTACAACGTGTAGTAGGAACTGGAGCAGCAACTGGAAGCATTACTATTACAAATGGTGCTACAGGTACAATTACTGCTACAGTAACTGCAGCTTCTGCATCTAGTGGAACAGTAACATACACTGCTTCAAATACTTTTGCTGCTGGTGAGACAGTATCTATTACTGGTCTTTCTACCTCTGCATTTAACTTGTCTAACGTAACAATTGCTACAGCTACAAGTTCTTCCTTTACAGTTACAAACTCTGCTACAGGTACTGCCGTTACAGGTGCATCTGCTACAGCTACTGTAACTTTGACACCTTCAAATGCATTTACACTTACAGCAAATAATCCAGGCTCTTGGGCCAACAATTATTCTGTTCAAGTGGTAGCTGCTGGAGATCCATCACGTTTTGGTCTAAACATCTATGCAACTACAACAACTAACGGAACAACATCTAGCACTCTTGTAGAGACCTATACAGATCTAAGCATGAACTCTACAGATGTTAACTACGTTATTCCTGCTATTAACTCAGCTGTTGGAAGCCACTTTACAGTAGGTAGCGTAGCCAACTCTGTATTCCCTGGAGTTATGACAGCACCTGTAGCCGTAACTGGAGGCGTAGATGGATCAACTCCTACACGTGCCCAATATGCTGCAGCTTGGTCTAACTATGATCAAATTCAAAGTTCTCTAGTATTGTACGCAGCTGACGCTCCATATGCATCTACTGCAACACTTACAGCCCAAATGCATGGAGATGCTCTTACTTATGCAGGTAGCCGTACAGACTGCTTCGTAGTTATTGATACTCCTGATCAAATGACTGTAACACAAGCACAATCACAGGTTACATCTACTTTGGCAATTGCTTCTGCAGTAACTACAGGAAACATTGCTGCTTCTTACTATCCTTGGTATCAGATCCCAGATATTACAAAAACTGCTGGAGCACAACGCTCACAAGCTCCTGGTGCTGGTGTAGTAGGTCAGTATCTAGCAACAGATGTTAATAGAGGACCTGCTAAGACACCTGCTGGTTTTGGAAACAAGATGTATAACGCCTTGTCAACAAACCACTTATTTACAAATGCTGAACTAGACTCTATTAACACAGCAACCAATCCTATTAACCCAATTCGTCAAGTACCTGGTGCTGGAATTGTTATTATGGGTGGTCGTACACTAGACAATAGTTTGAACAACCGTTATATTAATATCCGCCGTTCTCTTATCTTTATTGAAAAGACAATGCAAGATATAAGTCAATTTGCCGTATTTGAGAATAATGATTCAGTTCTTTGGTCTAGATTGACCACTGCTTTGACATCATTCTTGTTTAATTACTGGCAGAATGGTAACCTTCGTGGAACAAACGCAAGTCAAGCATTCTTTGTAAAGTGTGATAGCACAACTACCTCATTCACAGATATTCAAAATGGACGAGTTAATATTCAGGTAGGTGTTGCGTTGCAGTACCCAGCTGAATTCGTTATTATCAATGTTAGCCAGCTAACTGGAAACGCATCAGCGTAAGGAGATAAATAAAAATGGCAGCAATACAAAACGCTTTTAGTAACTTAACTACGGATCCAATCCGTAATTTTAAGTTCCTAGTTACATTCTTAGGTGTACCTAGTGGTGCCGCTGGTTCAATAGGGACTACTACTACTAACCCAGTTATTGGAACAATGGGATTTGTATCTCTTTCCGGTTTAGGTATCTCAACAGAGTCTATCGCTTACCGTGAAGGTGGATACAACACTAACGTTCACCAGATCCCTGGTCAAACATCCTTTACACCTATTACTCTATCTAAGGGATCAATGGTTGGACAGTCTGCTAACGCAGACTGGATGCGACGACTATTCTCAGTTATGACACCAAGTGCAACTACTGGACTGGGAAATGATTTCCGTGTAAACCTAGATATTCAAGTACTTACACATCCAAATCCTGGCGTGTTTACTGGCTCAGATGGTACACAGGCATCATCTGCAGTTGACCAGCATACATCACTTCGTTTCAAGGTATATAATGCATGGATCACATCTCTTGCATATTCAAACCTAGATGCGGGAGCAAATACCCTCATGGTTGAAGAACTTCAACTAGTACATGAAGGTTTTGATGTATCATATGCTACAAACTATACAGCAGCAGGCTCAGCACCAGCACTATCATAATTCAACTAATAGAAGGTACACAATATGTCTAATACTAATGTTATAAATGCAGCAACCAATCCCTCAGTAGCCAATAAACTGGCTGCTGAGGCGATGGCGCAACAAGAAGCTACAGTAGCAGTTATCAACCCCGATCCAATTAAACTTCCGCCTGATACCATAGTTGAACTACCTGCAGGTCTTATGGATCCTTTTACAGGTAAGACAATTGATACTGCAGAAGTTAGAGAGCTTACAGGAGTAGATGAAGAAGCTATTTCTAAGATCACAGATCTTGGTAAGTCACTACTTACTATTCTAGAACGAGCTGTAGTTAAAATTGGAGATGAAGTAGCCTCTAAGGATACACTTGACGCTCTGTATGCTGGAGATAGAGAAATGCTTCTATTGGCTATCAGAAACGTCACCTTTGGTGAAGAGATCCTTCTAGGACCTGGTCAATGCCCTAGCTGTAGATTTGAACAAACTTTCAATGTTAATTTAATAAAAGACGTGAAAGTAAAGAAACTTGAGGGTAGCGCTGAATTTACTGTAAAATGCAAGGTTGGAGAAGTACTTGTAAACCTTCCTACCGGCAATACACAAAAAGCTTTAATTAGTTCTACCAACAAAACTTCAGCAGAATTAGATACAATTCTGCTAACGAACTGCGTTAAGAGTATTAATGGAGTTCCTGTTGTTAGCCCAGAAGTTGTAAGGAACCTTGGAATCAAGGATCGTAAGCAACTTTTGGAAGAGATTACAAACCGAAATCCAGGACCACAACTCAGTGAAATTTCTAAACCATGTCAGTCTTGCGGCACGGAGGTACCGCTACCGCTAACCTTAGCGGAACTATTTCGCTAAAGAGATTGACTACGAACTACTTATGAATATGCTTGATTTATTAGCTCAAGCATATCCTGGGTGGTCGTTAACAGAACTTCGTTCTTTAAGTAATAGAGAACGTATCAATTGGTTAAACGCAACTGTTAAAAGGATAAGGAGGTAATCTAGTTGGCTGGTAGTCAGAACATGTTCCCATCATCAGATGAGACTGAAGGCTTTGGTGATACTGGGAATACTTCCTTTGAATCTTTTCCTAAAGAATATTTAAAACTTTTTACTGATGTAGAAAAAGTCGTTGATCGTATTGTTCAGAAGATCAAGATGTCTACAGAATCTCTTACTAATGCTCAAGGACTTGTAGGTAATCAAACCCCCGGTGCTGGAAGATTAGGGTTAGGCTCATTCACTAGAGGTCAGACTGCTACGGGTATAGGCATGGGTGCTATGGCTGTAGGAGCTACTGCAATGTCTATGGCGCCAAGTACAATGGCCGCTGTTACCCAAGCTATAACCGCATCTACATATGCTGGATATGCTGGCATGACAAATATGCAAGCTACACGTCTTGCTAATTCCCAAGTAAATGGTGCTACAAGCGCAATGGGTCCTACCCTTGCTGCAGCGACTATGTCTTCTATGGGTATTCTTGCGGGCACAACAAGTTCTAATAATGTTATGGGGCAACTTGGTGGATTAAGTGCTCTTACTGGAATGAGTAACCAGCAGGCAGCTGCAGGTATGTCTATGGCCAATGGAATGAATTTCTTACGTATTGGCGTAAATATTCGTGACTCTCAGGGTAACTTACTTCCTCCAAGTCAAATTGTTGATAGAGCATGGACTGCCCTTACTCGTGGTAAGCAATATACGCAAGCTCAAGTAGCTGCTACATTCTTAAGTCCTTATGGTGCTGGTTATCAAAGCTTGCAAATGATTGCTGGTGGAGATCAGAATCTAATGCAGATTTTGCAAGACGGTTTTATGGCACGTGCTAAAACAGGTAAGCCTTTAACTAATGCTAATGGTAGCAGTGTATTTAATAGTGCTCAGTCAACATTGAGTGCTATAGGTGTTGATAAGTCAAGCCCTCTTTATTCTAATTTTAATAATAATAATGCTCAAGCAAAACTACTAGGTGCTACAGAACAAGGTTTAGTTGGCGGCTATAATACAGCTTTAAATGCTAATGCTTCTCTTACAAATGGTTTTGCAGATATTGCACAAGCAGCAAGTGGAGTAACTCAAGCTCTTATGGGTCTAAAGGGATTCTTAGAAACATTTCCTCAATCTGGAAGTGTTGGCGGTACTATAGGTGGACTTGCTTCAGGAGCAGCTAGCCTTGGAGGACAAGCACTACTAAATAGATCTTTAAAGAAATCTTTAACAAGTATTTTAAAACCAGTTGAAAGTCAAATTGGCCCTCTATTAGCTAATGGTGCTTTCTCATCTGCAGAGAGAGGTGCAGGCTCTGCTATATCAAGTAAGCTTTGGTCAGGACTTAAGTCACTTCTTGGATTTGGTGAAACAGCTCTTCTAGATACTGCTGAGGCTGGCGCTGTAATTGGTGGTCCTTCTGATCATGGCTCTATGGGACACGGTGGCATTGGCGGTCCTAGCGGGGCGCATTCAAATATCCTTCCTGTGCCTACAGGAACAGCCGTAACATCTCCTTATGGTCAACGTGGCGGCACATCTAAGACTAAAGGCTTTCACCCAGGTATTGACTTTGGAGTAAAGACTGGAACAAATATCTATGCCCATGATTCAGGCACAGTATCTTTAATCGGTAATGGTGGTGGCTACGGTAACTATATTGAAATTGACCATGGTTCATACAAAACTCGTTATGCCCACCTTTCTTCCATCATGGTATCCAGAGGACAAAAGGTATCTGGTGGTCAAGTAATTGGTAAGTCTGGTGCTACCGGTAATGTTACTGGGCCTCACCTTCACTTTGAAGTACTGGTTAATGGTAAGAAAGTTAACCCCGCTCCTTATCTAGTTGGTGCAGGATCTAGTAGCGCTAGATCATCTTCTGCAAGTAGTATTACTAGAGGTGTTCCAGGAAATCTTGATCTATCTTCTATGTCTAATACAGATGTTAATTCTGTATTAAATAGCTTTACTAATGGTGGTTCCTATAATAACTTGTCAAGTTTATATGGAGCTAGTGGTGCAAAGAACTTAAGTTCTAACTCTTCTATGTCTTTTATTAAAGGACAGCTACAAGCTACATCTGGAGTTATCTTAGGAACAGGTAGCCAGCAAGCATGGGCCAGAACACTTTTAAGTAAATTGGGTAAGCCTATTACTCCAGCAAATATTTCAGCTCTTACAACATGGGCTGCTTGGGAAGGTGGACAGTGGCACAACTCTGCACACTACAACCCTCTTAATACAACAGAGGGTGCTCCAGGAGCTACTAATATGAATAGAGAAGGTGTTAAATCATATACATCTTGGAACCAAGGCTATGCAGCTACAGTAGCGACTTTAAACAATGGCAGGTATAAAAACATACTTGCTGCCTTGTCAGCAGGAAATAATTCTGGTGCTGTACTTAAAGCTGTAGACCATTCTCCTTGGGGTACACGTATCCCAGGCTATGGTGGACCTACTGGTGACCTAGGAACTGCTGGCGTATCAGATCATATACCAACATATTCTTCAGGACGTGGTGGGCCTATAGTTTCTGGTGGCAGCGGTTCACCTGTAAATGTAAACTTTAATGTAAAATTCTATGCTCAGCAGGCAAGTGTTACTGATGCTAAGAGATTTATTAAGATGATAGAAGATGAAGCTAAGAAGAGCAGTCTTCTTAAGACTATTGGAAGTATAGGATAATGGCTACTTATAACTATTTTTATACCCTTGAAATTTGGGGCAATAGTGACAGTTCTGTAACTAACCCTACTATCACTGAACAAAGTAATGATCAACCATTAACTTACCCATCTGGTTGGCTAAAACTTATGCCTGAAAGCTCTAGTACATCTTTAACTGGTGGGTCATTTACTATACAACAAGGTTGTGAGATTAAAGTTCGTATTCGATTTTATCAACAAGTAGTTGGTGGATCTAGCGCAGGAATTTATTGGCTTACAAACCATGATTTAAACAATGCTCACTTTGTAATGAATGATTCTGGTAAATGGGATGCTAAGAGTAATGTGTATTCATTAACTGCTGAGTCTGCATACTCAGGAAGTCAATCAAATATTTCAGGTGTAGCAAATCCTAATGGCGGTACTGTAATGTACTTTACAGCTATAGCTAACCAGACGTTTACATCTTCTACTCCTTTTATGAGTTTTGTATCAACTAGTAGTAATGGTTGGGCTGGTGGTATAACACCTAACTCTATGAGTTCTTCTAATCATGGAGATACTAGAACAACTACTCAGATACCTACACTAATAGGAACCAGTCCTACGATTAAGGTTATGGCATCTAAACCCATTCCTCCAGTTCCTCCAGCATTGATTACAGCAGTCACCAATGCTGCAGAAACATCAGCTACACAAAATCTAATTGGAAGTTCTCAACCTGGAACTGTTTATTATGCCTTTAATCCTTGTGATCCAAATGGGGGTAAATGGTATGGATTAGCCATTACGGTTGCTATACCAGGAACTGGTCCTGGTAAACCTAATGAAGCATATGCGGTATATAGTTGTAATATAGATAATACTGGACTTACAAGGCTCGAAGGTAAACCAGAACCAATATCTGGTGGAATGCCCTTACAAAGAGCTGCTATTGCTAGATTAAAAGAATATGGTGTTGGAGATTGCAGTGAATTTAAATCTACTAAAACAGTAGGTGGTGGTAATAGTAGCACAACAGCTAGTCCTTTTCCTCCAGAGATTACGCTACCAAATCAATGGAATCCCCCAACATATTCAGGAAGCAGATTACCTGCATATACTGAAAGACCAGGTGGTGTTGGTTTTGGACAATTTAATCTAAATAATGTTGTAGGATCTTTAGAATCTCTTATGGCTCAAACAGATCAATTGGCTTATAATGTATATTCAAATCCTAAGTATGGGACAAATACCATTACTCAGATACTTGCTGCAAGCAGCGCAACAAATCAAGGCAAGATTTTTCAAGATAGTTATACAGCTACTGCTCTTAATAGTTATCAATCTAACCTATCTTTAAAAGGTACTACTAAAGCTAATCAATGGGGATTTAAATTTATGTATAATCCCACAAGTATTTCTTATAGCACCACTTCAAATAATACTGTTGATTTTAGTAATAAAAACAATGATCCTTCTGCATTGATGCAAGGAAACTCTCAGGTTACTTTTGACCTTTATCTAAACCGTATTCTAGATATGACTGCTCTACAAAATGCTGAACTTATGGGAAATGATCCTACAGTAAGTGATATTGGATATGGCCGCCCTCTTGGTAAAGATGAAATGTATGGAATACTTTATCGTGGAACAGAATATGATATTGAATACCTTTATCGTGTTCTAAACGGAAATCCTCAATCAGGATCTCAACTTCTTAGTGATGAGTATAAAAAGCTTGGTGGAGTTACTTCTGATTTTGGATATACCACAGCTATTCCAGTATGGTTATGGCTACATGATAACTTACGTTACTACGGTTCTGTGAGCAATTTTCAGGTAGATCATGTTATGTTTGATCTTAGAATGGTACCCATCTTAAGTGTATTAAGTATCACATTTAGTCGTTATCCTGCTCTTAACTCTAGTAATAGTATATTTGGTGAAGCAGCTATTGCTACTGCAGGAACTACTGTAGCTAATGGTGCAATAGCCGGAACAGGAACTACTTCACAATGATTGAACGTGTATCTAGATACTATGATGGAACTCTTGCGCAGACTCCTAACAAATATACTGGGGATTATGAGATCTCTGTGTTTAGAAATTTTCCGTCCACTAAAACAGTAAAGTACATAACCTATATATGGAAAGATGGAGATACTTTATCTGCATTAGCTAATCAGTATGGTAGTGGTGTAAATTATTGGTGGGAGATTATGGATATCAATCCTCAGATTGCTGACCCATTTTCTATTACACCTGGAACATTGATCTTGGTGCCTTATGGTAACTGATCCACTTAAAACTAATCCACAGGTAACTCCTAACTTTACTTGGAACTCACCTGCATCACTTACTAGTGCATCCTTTAAAATATCATTTCCTAACTCTCCTGATATGGATCTATTATTAATGGGAGCTGAGCTGTATCAAACTCCTGAAGAACATGATCGTCTAGCTCTTCATTTTAAGGGAAAACTTATGAATAATAGGAGCTCTATAGTAGGTGGAGACCCTGTTACTTTTACATATTCTACTGGTAAGTTAACATCTACGTGGAATGGATATGTACATAGTATCCCACAGACAAATACTTGGCAAGGAGGCGGAACAGATATTATCTGTATTGGTGCTTCCTATATACTTAAGAATACAGATCAAAAAGTATATGCAAATACTACAGCTGATCAAGTAGTATCTAAAATTGCTAAAGCAAATGGCATGGAAGCAATTACTCAACGACACCCTAGAGTAAAAGACAGTATTGT